TTTTGTTGAATGGCACTTCATCACCATTGCCATCTACTAAATCTTCCCACCCTAGTAATACTTCTTTTGCTACATCAACATCATCTATTTGTTTTTCCTCCACCATTTTTAACATTTCCTTAAATCTAGATTGTGAAATATTTTTAAAATGTGCTGTAAATATTTCTTCTGATACTTCACCATCTTTATTTATTTTAACTACTACTTTCCATTTATAAGTAGGATTTTGATCAATAACAAAAGGCATGAAAATTAGGTATCTACATTCTAGGGTAGACCCTATTTATAATCTATGCAACTTTAGGTATAAACCAAAGAAAATTCATTTTGGCCTGCAGATGTAGGTGTTGCCATAAATGGTAAATTAAGCATTGTTATACCATCTGAATCTTCATAACTAGGTTGCCCTAAATCAGTTTGTGGACATGATACAGCTATTTTATTACCTGCTACAGTTCCATGTAGCCATGTATTAGTACCAGTACCAGTTGATGTATAACTACTAAAAAAGTTATGGGCTGATAATGCAGGGTTTTCTATAACTGCTGTACCTGATGGTCTACGATCAGTAATTAATACTTCTTTTGTACCACCTACTAACTCTCTGTATATAACCTCATTATTAAAATCTAAATTCCATGATTGTAATGCTGCTGCAAAACCAAATATTGCAAAGTTAGATGTACTTCCATTCTTAAATATTAGTGGTGATGCTTGATTACTTACTGTAACAGTAGGTAATGCATCATCTGTAGGATTATTAAAAATACCAGTAAGTGAAAATGATATACGTGGGATATTATTAACCTCACAATTTATACTGAATGTGCCTCTACAACCTGTAACAATATGCCTAATGCCATCATAGTTAACAAATAAAGTAACACTGTCAGATGGTGTTGCTGCAGGTGTATATGTAACTGTATTACCGCCTGTAATAGCTTGTGACAAACCACACGCTTGTAAAATACTGTCATACTTTGGTGGGGTTCCAGCAGATCCAGATCCAGCCATTTCTACATCAAAGGTTACGTTAACTCTTGTATTTGCTGGTATAACCTCATAGTTACCCATGTATGGCCTTATTAAATCTCTTGTTACTTCATCACTTACAATAGGTTCTATATTTAAATCAATTACCTGGACATAGTTAGCACTACCTGTTGGATTAGGGTTTGTACCATAACTAGATTCTGCTTTTGCTAATATGCTTCTTTTTCTATGTAGTTTAGGCATTGTTACATTAAATCAGTATGATTATATAATATCTGTTTTTAGCAATAAACACCATCTATTGAGTTAAATCATCTATTTCTGTTCTATATATAACAATAAAATCAGCACTTAATACCCCTGCAGGCTGATCTGCATCAACTGATTCCATTGTAGTGTCAGATGGTTTTATATCAATTGCTAAATTATTTACTGTCAAATCTGCCATTATTTTGCTGTGTGCCGATTCTATAATTGGATCAGCTACAGTATCAGGTACATCACCTCTAACGATTACAGATAATTTAACAGTCAAAGTATGATCTAATGTAGGTAATGATGTATTTTGTTCAACAGTATCACTAACAAACTCTAATATTAATGCAGGTGATTCACCTCTAGTAATGGGTATAACTCTATTTCTATAAATTCTAGTTCCTACATTTGTAGTACCAGCAAGTGTTGTTAATAATCTTGCTAATATGTTTTCTCTTTTAGTAGTCATGTTTTTTGTATACTAATTTCGCAAAAACTACCATCATCTAGTTTTCTTACTTCTCTTACAGTATATGCTTCATTGTCAATAATAATTTCTGCACCGCCTAATAAACTACCAAAATCACTTGTTTTTGCAGTTAGTTGATAATCTGTAGATACTATTCTGTCACCTGCTAAAACTAGATCTGGTTGTTCTAATATTGCATTTGCAGTAACAGTACCAGATTTACAAGAAACACCAAAATCATTTAAATATGCAGATAATGTATCAGTATCTTCAGTTAGTGCCATTTAATTTTTTGTTGTTGTTTTTTTAACTCTTGGTTTAGGCTTGTATATTTCTGCCCTACCCATTGATATTAATAATGTTGCATCATTTTCAGATACATCATATGTATGGCCTGACTCTAAACTAACGCCACTAGCGCACACGTTTTTTAAACACTTAATTTTCATAAAAAAAAAGGGGTAGATGCCTACCCCCTATTGTAATCTAATTAAGTTGTAACGTCTAAGATTGCAGCAAATGATTGTGCATGACGTACAGCTACATCAAATGCAACTACACCTTTTACTGATACGAGGTTCTTAGCGAAATCATCACTATCTTCACCTGCAGTAATTTCAATTCCAGATCCATATAGACCTAAAATTGCCTGACTAAAGTCACCCATAACAACAGCAGAACATGAACCACTTGTAGAACCTTTTGTAAGGTTGCTAGGTACTTGGTTTGTCATAGCTAAAGGATAACCGTTAACAGCAACAGGTGTAGCACCTCTACCTAATGCCTGTAAATTGTTGTTTACTAAGTACTCACCACCAGATGTTTTGAGTTTCTTAATAGCACCCATTACTTTAGCGTTAGTTACATATGAAATAGAATCAGCGTTAACACCTGCATTATCTTCCATAATTGCAGTTTCTAAATCAATTAGCTTATCAACTGTAATAGCACCACCGTTTGTACCAATTGCAACTGATCCAATACCAGATGTTTGCATAATTCCAGTAGGCTGACCTGATGAACCAGTACCGTTAAGTATTCCTAAATCTATACCTAAGTTAATACCGTCACTAATGTCTCTTCTTACTAGATCTTCTATACCTGGTGTAGCTTGTATAAGCATATTTCTAGAGAATTTAGACAGTGTGCCTAAAGTCTTAGGGGTCATAGAAATTTGATCGAATGTACTTTCTGCTTGTGATAATGCAGCAGTTTCACTTGATAAGAAACCAGTTGAAGCAACACCTGATCTTCTAGGTATCGCAACATCACCAACTAATCCTGATAATGTTTGTACACCTAAACCAACCATTACTGTGCTGTTTCTTAGTGCTTCAATGAAGTCATCAGCTAGTAAATCTGTTGCAACAATGTTACCGCCTGTTGTAGCGCCTGAAGTTACGTAAGTAGCTCTTTGTACTAAACCACTATATGGAATAAATAGAGATCCACTTCTAGTACCCTTACCAGAATCTTTTGCTATTTGTTGTGAAATTTCTCTAGCAAAACCTGATGCTTTATCAGACCAATCATTAGTAATTAATCCTCTAATACCAGCAGAAAGTCTATAGTCTTTTGCGTACTGCTTTCTTTCTTGTGGTGATAGCTGTTCTTCAATTGGTTTTGCTGTCTCAACTGGCTTTGCATCTATCTTATCTAAGATAGCTTCTCTGCAAGCATCTACAGATGAACCATTATTAATTAGTTGTTCAGCTAGATCATTAAATCCACGCTTTGAACACATTGCATTGATCTCTCTAATTCTTGTGCGTTCTGCTGAAGCTGCTTTTTTGCGTTCTTCACTACGCACAACTTCTAGATCAAGTTGCTCTTTTTCCATAGTTAGTTGTTTTTTAGAATTGGGCTGTTGTGC